TACCTTAGCAACAGTTATTGCACTAAGGTATTTAGCGGGTTCGTAATACCGTTCTGAATCACCCAGAGTAAATCTAAGTTTAGGTGCATTAGATTGATCTGGTTTTACTTTTGGAGCTTGCTTGTTAGCATTTACGCTCATGTTTACTGCCTCCTATAGAAGAGGATTAGTAATACTGAAGTCTAAGCGTATCTTGATAGGAATTTAACCTATATGAGAGTGACCTTAGACTTCAGTGGTTAAGTGGTTCAGGAGGATGCCCGAGCGGAGAATACTGGTACTCCTTGAACAGGGAACATTAGAACCACAGACGCTTTTAAACGCCTTTTAGACGAAGTGATTTTGACGTTGTTTTAAGATTTAAGAAGTATGTCTCTTCGCTCTCTCTTACTGTGTCTATCTTATGTGTAAATTTTAGATTGGTTTTATTCTTTGGATTTTGACTTAGATTTTGAGGTTGGCTGGAGGCTAGCCTTTTATTGACTTAGCCTCCAGTTGGGGTGAGTTTACATATCAGGGATTGCATTGAGGTTTGCAATTTGCTTTTCTGTTAAGTTACCAGAAGGTTTTGCCAGTTCAGCATTAATGTCTTCGTAATGCTGACGCTGTTGAACCACGTGCTCTTTGACCATTGCGTTTTTGACAATGGCAGCACCGTGAAAGATGGTTCCAGTACCCTGATCTAGGGTTTGAAGAATGTAACAAGATGATTTGCTGAATGTATCGACTAGTTCCATGGTATCTCCTTAAGGTTTATTGTTTATAGCCTGATTGACGAAGTGATGTTGCACTGTCCTTTGTGTAAAGATCGTTTATATTTTAAGGGGCGGGGGTAGTATCCCGCCATTTGAATTTAGCTAGTTAGTACTGCACCTCTACCTAAAAATAAAAAATTGCTAATGGCGCTGGACCATCTAATTAATTACGCCCCCTGTGGGGCTAATTAATTTATTATTAAGAAGGACGACGGCTGAAGCCCCGAAGGGGCGAAAAGCCGGAGGACGCTTCTTATTCTTATAGGAGAGTTAGACCTTTAGATAGAAGAGGTTACAAATAGTTTATTCTCATATCTGAGATTAAACAGGGTAGTTAAATCTCTAATGTGAGATTAAACTGAAGTTAAGTGTTGCTATTTGTTGTTTTATGCTATAAAACAATGTGGGTGTAAGCCATAAAACAATTGAAGTGCACTCTACTTATACTAAGTGAGAGGCATATTCAAATTAGGCCAGACTCGACTTAGGTGAGGCGAGTTGGAAATAACTTCACTCGTCGTCACACTTATAAAAGGTAAGTCGTAAATTAAATTACCTAAGGGTAGGAGGTAAATTAACTTACGTTCAAATAGAGCGTAAGTTTTCAGCTCGACATACATGAGTGAGTTTCCCGGTTGGAGCGTGATTAGTTACACTCGTAGTAAGTGAGTTGGAAATAAATTAATAAATGGCTTCATTCGCAGCTTATTAATTAAGGAGGGGTGCCCACCCACCGTAAAAGTGAATGGACACCCAAGGAGGAGACCAAACATGAAAAGATTACATCAGGAAAAGGAGGGCGTCAATGTTTAATAAATTTCAACTCGGAACCGCACCGGCTACGCTTTTAGCTGATAATAAGCTGTCAAGTGACGCGGCGCTGGTATTACTGAAAATGATGTATAAGATTAATCGAGTAAATATGGTAGTAGGGACCCCTAAAACCATATGTGAAAAGTCTGGTATAACTCTTCATGACTTCCATCGAGGGTTGAGAGCCCTGAAGAAGTTTGATTTTGTTAGGAAATACACCAAAAAAGAGTATATGCTTAATCCTGATGTTATGTTTAATGGGAATGACAGGCAGTATTTTATAGTTAAGCACATGTGGGATACCCAAACTAGCCGAGGACTTAGAGGTGAGTAAATATGTTAATTTAGAAACTGCAGGTGAGTGGTCGTTATCCAGGACGGCGTTTGCTTTATTGTTACCGTTAACGTTATTATCTAATCAAAATAATGAGATAAATAAGAAAACTTTTATAAAAGCAGTTAGATGGATTAAGGATTATAGGACTTGGAAAAAATACTGGACGGAATTAGTAGAGAAAAGCGTTTTAATACAAGTAGATAAGAATATATGGATGGTGTGCCCTCATATGTGCTACACCGACGGTACATCTCATAATGCCCTAATTCACAAATGGAATGAGGTTCGTAATGCAACTAACTAATTTAAAAGATAATGGCACTGATTTAGAAACAACTGATTATTTAACTAAGGACATGCTAACCGGTGCTGTTCCCGATAAGCGTTTTCGTAAGCATATAACGGATAAAGTTGTTGATCTAATTAACTCAGAAGCTGATAGCGAGTTACGAAGAGTATTTAGAGATAACGCATTAACATACTCTTCTGTTTTATCTACAGGAAAACACTCCTTAACAGCATATGTTAATGCTGTAAAGTTTGTATCTCTGAAATTAATGGGAGATAAGTCCTCTGTTGCCTATAGTAAGGTATTTCCTGATCGATATCAGAACTTAATAGATAAAGGCGCCTCTGCTTCATATATAGCTAGTTTTGCTGATAATTACAGTAAAACAGGGCTAATAACTAAAATTATGGAGCAAACCATGGTACCAACGCATATATTAAATGCCGGCGTGTACCAGGAAGCTATTAATACCCAAGCTGAATTAATGCGAACCGCAAAATCAGAATTGGTACGGCAGAAGGCTGCTGAGAGTTTAATGAGTAATTTAACAGCTCCAACAGCTGCCAAAGTGGAAATCGATATTGGATACAGTAATGATGTTGTAGAAGACCTTCGAAATACCACAAAAGCCTTGGCCCAACAGCAATTAAAAATGATTATGAATGGGCAGTCTACGGCTAAAGACATAGCGGTTAGTGAAATAATTGCAAAACCTGTAGAAACAACTTATGAGGTAATTAAGGATGCTGACTAAAAAATCAGTGGATGAGTGGTTAAATGATTGTAATTACAAGGATGATCCTGGTTATGTACCTAGTGAGTTCGCCCTGGAATTTATATCATTCATTAAATTAATTAATGGAGAAAAAGGAGAAGAAAATAAGACCCCGGTAATTCACTATAAAATGCTCGATAAAATTGCGGGCAAAAACCAAAACACGGCGAACATGTGCGCTCGTGGATTGGCTAAAACTACTATATTTGCTGAATATCTATTCCTGTATCTAGCTGTTTATGGGGCGATTCCGGGATTTGGAAAGGTAGATTATGCTTTATATCTTTCAGATAGTATTGAAAATGGTGTAAAGAAAATGCGACTTCGTATGGAACGTCGATGTGAACAAAGTGAATTTTTAAAATCATTTATTAAAGAATCCAGATTTACGGATATTAGATGGTATTTTAAAAATATGGAAGGCAAGGAATTTGTTGTTACTGGCCATGGTGCAAAGACGGGTGTTCGTGGTACAGTTGAATTGAATACTAGACCGCAACTTGCAGTACTTGATGATTTGTTAGGAGATGAAGATGCTAGGTCTGCGACTATTATTGAGAACGTTGAAAACACCGTCTATTCTGCCATTGATTATGCATTACATCCTGCTAAGAGGAAAGTTATTTGGTCTGGGACTCCGTTTAACGCTAAAGATCCTCTATACAAAGCTATCGAATCTGGAGTTTGGCATGTTAACGTGTACCCGGTCTGTGAAAGCTTTCCCTGTAGTGAAGAAGAATTTAAAGGTGCCTGGGAAGATCGATTTAGTTACGATTACGTTAATACTCAATACCTTAAAGCGAAAGGCGCTGGGAAACTTGATTCATTTAATCAGGAGTTAATGTTAAGAATTACATCAGAGGAAGACCGATTGGTTAACGACTCTGACATTACATGGTATAAACGTAATAACGTACTTAAAAATAGAGGAGCTTATAATTTTTACATTACTACGGATTTTGCTACATCTGACAGAGAACACGCCGATTTTAGTGTAATCAACGTTTGGGCCTTAAATAACAATGGGGATTGGCTTTGGGTAGACGGATTTTGTAAACGAACCCTCATGAATAATACTATCGATGAGTTATTTCGTTTAGTTCAAGAATATAGACCACAAGAGGTAGGTATCGAAACTACAGGACAGCAGGGTGGTTTTATTAGTTGGATTCAGAATGAGATGGGGCAACGCAATATTTATTTTACGTTGTCTAAAGGAAAAAATAGTAATACGATAGGTATTAGACCGACTAAGGATAAGATGAGTAGATTCCAACAGAATGCTATCCCCTTATTTAAGTCTAAAAAAATTTGGTTCCCGGAGGAATTAAAAGATAGTAAAGAACTTGTAGAGTTGCTTTTTGAATTATCTTTAGCTACTCTAAAGGGGTTTAA